TCTTTTTAAAACATCCTCCGGCAAAAATTATCGTAATCCCAAATAAGATTGACTTTCATGGGATGGGCAATCCGATGATGGAATTTGCATGGTATGTCTGGGATAAAGGGGCAGAGGGAACAAAAATTTATTGGGCGGAGTGGAAATGACGATTTTTGACGTACTAGGGAGAAATTGAGATGAATAAAGGTATTTGTATATAATTTGGTACAGGGAGGGAACTATGGCAAGCGAAGCGAAAAAGATTGAGAAACTGGGATGTGTTATTCCGTATCAGGTTTGGGAGGTATTAAAAGGGCATCCGCCGGCATTAGTTGTGGATGTTATAGATTTATTGATACGTTACGATCATCAATGGCAGGAATGCCAGGAGAAGGGAATTGATATTTTGGGCAAGATGACGCCAAGTGTTGCGATGGCTTTTTCTTTTGTCCGGCCGATGATTGACGCCAACAACAATAAATATTTCCACCGCGTTAAAACCAACCGGAAAAATGCGGAAAGTTCCGGCAGGAAAAAGAAAACCATTTCCGGAAGAAATGAAAAGACGGAGGCATTGCCATCGCCAGGTAGTAAAAAAGAGCCTGAACAAAGGGCGGCTAAACCTCAAAAAGAAAAAGACGTTACGCCGCATTTTAGGAAAACGGCTTCATCTGAAGGTGAAAAGGCGCCGGAAAAAATGGCTCCGGACATATATGACGATGATTACGACTATATTCCGAACGAGGCCTGGGAGGCGGCGTATAATCAAAGTTTTGAGGCAGAAGAGTATCCGCCGTAGAAAAAATTGAACAGGGAAATATAAACTAATGCCGCGGTAACAGGTAATGTTTTGTTTTGCCAGAGATATAATTTTTTACATTAAGTATTTAAATAATCGGTATTTTATATGATTTTATATTTTTCAGGAAAAAAGCCATCGCTTCGAAAATAGCGTTTTTTAGAGCCATTGCTCCGAAAATGGTGTTTTTTGAAGCCATCGCTCCGAAAATGGTGTTTTTTGAAGCCATCGCTCCGAAAATGACGTTTTTCAGAGCCATCGCTCCGAAAATCAAAAGAAAAAAGAAGCAAAAAAGAAAATATATAAAAAACCGGTGGTTTTTTAGGATAGAGGATTGTTAAGGAGAAAGGATTTCGGGATTGTGGATAACTTTGGAGGATAATTGCCGCAAAGCGCCAATTGTCAGGGAAAACGGCGGCTGGCCGCAGCCGCCGGAATTGTGGATAACGGAGAAAGCGGGAGGAGAATGTGAACAGAAAAAGGAGCAGAAGATCAGAAAAACAGGAGGAAAGGACTGGCAGCCGTTATGGGTGCACCGGCTGCGACCGGCTGCCTGCCGGGCAGCGGCCCTTGCCGACGCACCCGACGTCTGCCGCAGAACTCTGGAAGAAAAAGGAAAGAGAAACGGGGCGAAAAGGGTGAGAGAAAGAGGGGTGAAAAGGGTGAGAGAAAGAGAGGCGGAAAAGAGCTTTCCGCCATTGCGCAGCAGAAGACTGCTGCGCTGTGCTCGGCAAAGGGGGCAGGCGGCGGGTTTGGGCAACCTGCTCCGGCATTGGATTGGCTGAAAGGGGGGAATATGCGGGAAAGAAAGTTTATTATGGCGGGCAAACGCAAGGTTTATCTGACGGTGTTGGAAGAATATTTTCTTGACGGGGTGCTGGACTGCGGAAATCGGGACGGGTTCAAGTGCGGAAAACCTGCCTGCGAAAAAGGTGGCGAAGAACGGGAGCCTGGCGACGGGGGCGGCGGTGTCGGGGGAAAAGCTTCGTATCCGGCTGTGATGAGGTATTCGGCAGGCTATACGTTGGCGCAGGATTTCTTTATTGTGGCGGAAAATCAGGAAAACGCGGCGGATCCGCAAAAAATCAAGGTGGACAATTCGGCAAAGGTCGCGGACGTTCCGGAATTTAACCTGCGGCGCTATCAGGGGGCGGTTCAGGCTGTGCCGAGGGAATACTGGCCGGTTGTGCGGCTGGTTTGCATAAACGATGTGGACATTTATGGAGAAGATGCAACGGCAAAGCTGCCGTCGCATCGGTACTCTCCGCAGCGGCTGTGTCGCGGGTTGGACACCTTGGCGGCGTTTTATGAAAAATTTAATGCAACGTGTCGTAAAAGGCTTGACAAAGGGGAAAAAGCGGAATAGCTTATTATCAGGTTAAAAGCGTTTTTTATATCGGAAGTTCCGATTATGAAAAGCGCTTTTTTTATGGGCAAAAACGTGCAAATTAACGCTTATTTTTGATTAAAAACAAACAGATAGCGTTAAAATGGCGCGTTTTTTTGTGCTTTGAAACCAAAGGGAAAAAGAACTTTAAACATACGGAAAAATTAAAATAAAATTGTTTTAATACAATATGTTGAAACGCTAATTTCAAACTGAAAAACAACCGGGGTTTTCCGTGTCCCGGAAGGGGAGAGAATGATGGCAAGGCCGAGCAAATATAAAAAGAAGTTTTGCCGAAGTCTTACGGCGTATTTTCGCGATGCGCCGTATTTTGAAGTTGTTGAAGAAGCTTATTATGACAAAAAGGCAGGCGAGTTTCGTACTTGCGAAAAGAAGGTTCCGGCACGTTGTCCGACGCTGGTGCGTTTTGCCGAAAGCATAAAAGTTAATCCGGACACGCTGCAGGAATGGGCGGACAGATATCCTGAATTTGCCAGTGCTAAAAATGCGGCGCTGAAATATCAGGAAGAATGGCTGATGAATGCTGCGGGGCTGGGATTTTATAACTCTACGATTGCGACGATGGCGCTGAAGTCCAATCATGGCTGGACTGACCGGATGAACAATACCGGCGACAGCTCCATTACTATTGTGTCAAAAAAATATAATTATGACGGTAGTCCGGAAGACGAAACGGCAGGCGGGTTACGTCGGGAGTGAGGCGCCATGCAGATATGCATTCCGAACGCATGGAACCCGCGGCCGTACCAACGGCGGTTGTGGGACTATTTTGCCAAAGGAGGCAGGCGGGCTGTGGCCGTATGGCACCGGCGCTGCGGCAAGGACAGCCTGGCACTCAATCTGGAAGCTTCCAAGGCATTGACCGAGCGGGTCGGGGTTTACTGGCACATGCTGCCGTTGAACACGCAGGCGCGCAAGGTTATCTGGGACGGCGTTGACCGTTACGGGCGGCGGATGATTGACCAGGCTTTTCCGAAAGAGCTGCGGCAGTCGACCAACGATCAGGAAATGAAAATCGTTTTCAAAAACGGGTCGGTCTGGCAGTGCGTCGGTTCGGACAACTATGACGCGCTGGTGGGTTCAAACCCGGTCGGGGTTGTGTTTTCGGAATATTCGGTAACGCCGAAGGCCGCAACCGCATGGGATTATATCCGCCCGATTTTGGCGGAAAACGGCGGCTGGGCGCTGTTTATCTATACGCCGCGCGGGCATAACCACGGATATGCGCTGTATAATCAGGCAAAAGCTGCAGGCTGGTTTACCGAGCTTTTAACGGTGGACGACACCAAAGCGATACCGGCGGAAGCCGTGGAGGAAGAGCGCCGGGCCGGCATGAGCGAAGCGATGATACAACAGGAGTTCTTTTGTTCGTTTGAGGCGGTCAACGACGAGGAGCTGAAGCTGATAAGTTTTGATCTGATTGCGCCGGCGCTTGACCGTGAGATTGCCGAAAAGCCGGATATGCCGCTGGTTATCGGGGTAGACCCGGCGCGGTTCGGCGACGACAAAACCGCAATTGCGCGGCGGCGCGGCCGTTCGGTATTCAGGCTGGAGCGCTTTGCCAAAAAAAGCGTTACGGAGATTGCCAATATTGTGGCGTCAATCATCCGCCTGGAAAAACCGGCGCGCGTGTTTATCGATGCCGGAGGGCTGGGAGCGGGCGTTGAGGATATTCTGCGCGACCGCGGTTTCGGCTCCGTCGTGCGCGGCGTAAATTTCGGCGAACGCGCGGAAAATCCGGAGCGTTTCGTCAACCGGCGTGCCGAAATGTGGTTTCGGGTTAAGGAATGGCTGCAAAGCCCGGCGCCGGTTTCGGTTGTCAATGCCTGCGATATCCGCGAAGACCTGACCGCGCCGATGATTATGTACGACCAGCTGGGACGGCTGGGGCTGGAGCCGAAGGCGGAAATTAAAAAAAGGATTTTGCGTTCGACGGACGTCGGCGATGCGGTGGCGCTGACATTTGCCGAACAGGTGCATCTTGACCGCTTTGCTTTGGACGAGCAGGTGGACGATACGGTTTATTGTTGATTTTTTTATTTGGGAGAAAAAATATGAGCGGATTATTTTCGAAACCGAAAACGCCGACGATAACGCAGGAGACTGTGCCGGAGGTTATTGACAACAGCGAAAAGGTGCTGGAGCAGGAAAACAAGCGCAAAAAGCGCATGGGAGCGGTACAGGCATTTTTGGCCGACGGCGGAAGCCAGGTTTCAACCGGCAAAAAAACGCTGGGATAAAAGGGACGGCAGATGGAAGAACGTTACAAGTACCTTGCGGCAAGGCTGGGCAGCCTGAAGGAGAAACGTGCGCCGTTTGAGGCGGTATGGGACAAGGCGGCCGAGCTTTGCGCCCTGAATTCGGCAATATACACGGTTTCGAACGACGGGCGGATTATCCGCAATATATTTGATTCGACCGGGCGCACCGCGCTGACCTCGTTTGCGGCCAGTATGAAATCGCTGATTGCGCCGAGCAATACGCGGTATCATCGTCTGAAGGCTTCTAATCCGGCAATGGCGGGCAATGACAATGCGACGAGGTATTTGGAATATGCAACCGATTTGTGCTTCAAGTTCCGTTATCAGGCGGACAGCCGCTTTTCTTCGGAGAGCGATTTGCTTTTTAACAGTCTGGGCGTGTTTGGCCATGACGTTTTTTTGACCGACGACAATCCGGGACGGGGAATTTATTACCGTTCAATCCCGGTGCGGGAGGCTTTTATTGATACCAACCGCCACAATCTGGTTGATGTGGTGTATCGCGAGTTTTGTCTGACGGCACGCGATGCGGTGCGGGAATTCGGCAAAGATACGCCGGCGAAAATTGTCAGGGAATATGAGCGCGACCCGGCTTCCAAACGGGCGTTTACGTTTGTGCACTGTGTTGAACCGCGCGAAGAGTTTAATCCGCGGTACAAAGACAGTTATAATATGCCGGTGGCCTCTTATACCATCTGCCGCGACGAAGATATGCTGATAAGCGAGAGCGGATACCGGGTTATGCCGTATGCGGTACCGAGGTATATGATTCGCGACAATTCGCCGTACGGCGACAGCCCGGCAATGCAGGCGTTTTATGACATACTGACAGCCAACGAGATGGGCAAAACGTTTTTGCGTGCCGGGCAGCTGCAGGCTAATCCGGGGCTTTTGACCTCAATGGACAACGGTGCGGCCAGAGCCGGACAGCCGGGCGCCGTTGTCAAGGGCGGTCTTGACGGCAACGGCAGGCCGAGGGTTGTGCCGATGCAGTACGGCAATAATCTTTCCATAACGCTGGAGATGCAGGAAAGGTACCGCCAGATTATCGAGACGGCGTTTTTGAAGCCGCTGTTTTTGTCGCTGTTGGACAATACGCGGCAGATGACGGCGACGGAAGTTTCGGAACGCAAGGCGGAGCGCGGCATGCTGCTGGCGCCGATGAGCGAGCGCATTACGTCGGAGTGGCTGAATGCGGTGGTGCGGAGAGAACTGGATATCATCGCGTCTTACGGGCTTTTGGACGATGTTCCGGACGAGCTGGCGTATGACGGGGCGATGGCGATTGAATTTGAGAGCCCGGCAGTACATCTGCAGGACGCCGGCAAAGTGGCGGGGATGTACCAGACGATTGAGGGGGCTTTGTCGCTGGCGGCGCTTGCGCCCGATGTGGTGGATGTTATTGATGCGGACGAAACGCTGCGGGCATTGGCGCAATACCGCGACGCGACGACAAAAATCATCCGCACGCCGGAGAAAGTTGCCGAAATCCGGCAGGCAAAGGCTCAGGCGGTGGAAACGCAGCAGCTGCTTGACGCGGCGCCGGTCGTTTCGCAGACAATTAAAAATTTGGGAGGTGCAGGCGCTTAATATGCTGCGGACAATTGGAAATTTTGAGGGAAAAGGCTGAAATGTCTTGCGGATGGTTAAGAGTTTAAGGAGATGCGATGTTTAATATTATACATTACCGCCGTCAGTATCGGTTGACGGCAGCCTTCAAAAAGCTGTTTTATGACGAAACCGGAGGCAGGCTGAAGCCGGAAGCGGAGGAAATTTTGGCATATTTGCGCGACGAATGCAATGCCAAAGGGGCGCTGGGGGAACTCAACGCCCCGTTTTACTATGACAACGGGGGGAGGTTTGACCCCGGTGCCGCGGGTTTTATCCTGGGCAAGCGCCGGGTCTTTGACCTGATTGTCAAATATCTTTCGCTTGATGAGACAGCGGTATTCAGGCTGCTGGCCAAGCGGGAGAACGAAGAGGAACTTTTGGAAAACGATTTAAGCATTTAAGGAAAAAAGATGAGTGAAGAGAATTTGGAGCCGGGATTGGGCGCAGATAATCCCGACAACTCCTGTGCGCCCGAAACCAAAGCCGGAAACGAGCCACAATCTTTGTGGGGAGAGCTTTCCGATGAGCAGAAAAGCTTTTTGAGCAAAAAGGGGCTGAAAAATCCCGCGGATGCGGTGAAGTCCTATATGGAGCTGGAAAAGCAGACAGGCGGCAAGTTTTCTATCCCGGAAGACGGCGATGCGGAAGCTTTGGCAAAAATTTATAAAAAACTGGGACGACCCGACGATGCCGCAGGTTATGACCTGAAGGACATCGCCGACATCGACAAGCCCAAAATTGACGACTTTAAGGCTGCATGTCTGGAAAACAACCTTTTGCCGGCGCAGGCCGCAGGGCTTTATGCCTGGTATAAGGAGAACCAAAACAGGATGGTTGAGGAGTTTAACCAGCTGGCAGCCAGGGAAATTGAAGAAGTCAGGGAAGAATGGGGAGCCGATTTTGACAAAAACAGCGAGATTATGAAGCGGGGTTTTCGGGCGGCGGAATTATCGCAAGAGCAGCTTGAAAACCTTGAAACGGCTTTAGGATCAAAGGCGTTTATGCAGATGGGCAAACGTTTGGGTGACTTGATTTCGGAAAAGGGTGTTCCGGGATTGAAAAACGGCAAAGAGGCGGACGACGACGATTATGAGGCCGCCTGTGAACAGGAATTCAGAGAAGCGCAGAAAAAGGGCGCATATAACGGAGGATATTAAAAATGGCTGATAAATTTAAAGCAGGAACAATGAAAGAGCTGGCGATAGCTCTTTCTAAAAAGCAGGAGCACGAGGTTGAGTGCCTGACCGAGGAATCTCCGATTTTGGAGGGGATGCGGTTTGAACCGGCAACGCACGAGCTATGGAACGTTGCGGCGGTAACGACCAAGATTAACGGCGCCGGATTCGTGCCGATTAACTCGCCGCTGCCGAATATGAAAACGTCGCAGGAACTGAAACAGACGGATTTGGGCATTGTCGGCGGGCGTATGTTTATGCCGGCGGATTCGGTGCGGATTATGGGCGGCGTCGGCGCGTATATGGCCAAGGAAAAGCCGAAATTTTTGAAAGATGCCGGCAATACGGTGGAAAAGCGTATCATTTACGACAACTTTCTGGCGCGGGCGATTGAGTTCGGCAATGTGGAAGATGCGGGAGGTACGGCGGCAGGAAGCGGAAATACCGGATTGTATTCAATGATTGTCTACAAGGAAATTTCCGGCGAAAATACCGGTCTTTATTCGCGCAAGGGCTATGGCGACGGCAAGTATTTTGAAACCGAATACGAAGCCAACGGCGGCCTTATCAACGAAGACGGCGTGCCGGGCTATGCCGCGATTATCAAAAACTACATGGGGATTCAGGTGCTGAACAACAAGGGGATTGCGGCGATTGTCAATATTTCCGAAAGCAATCTGCCGACAACTAGGATGATAAGCGAGGCTTTGCTGACGGCGCGCGCCAACCCGAAAAACACCAAAATCTTTATGCATCCGCGGCTGCTGGCCTGGCTGGGCGACGAATACAAGAAGGAAATTCTGCAGACGACCAATAACGACAAGGGGTACAGCACCTTGCTGACGTATTGGAACGAAATCCCGATTGTTACCTCCAACAATTTCCTGGAGGGCGCGGAAACCAAAATTACTTTGTCCTAAATGAAAGAGAGGAAACATGATGCATAAACTGTATGTATATGGCGAACATCTGGCGGAAGCCGATTTGAGCAAAACGACTACCGGGGAAAATCCGGTTGAAGTCGGCGGAACACAGGGCGCGCTGGTTGTTAATGTTATTGCCAAAGGCGATGCCAAGACGGCCAAAGCGTCTGAAGTCGGGGTAAAAGTGGCGGTTTCGACAGCAGACGAGCCCGACGGCAGTTTTGAAGAGGTAACGGCAATTACGCTTCCGGACGGGACATACGTTGACGAGGAGGTTATTGCGTCCGTTGCATTGCCGCCGGATGTGAAAAACTATGCCAAGGCAACGGTTACCGGCAACGCGTCCAGTTCCGGCAATGTGATTGTTACGCTCGGGTATCTGGCGAGGTAAACTATGGCAGTGCAGGGATATGTTGTCAAAACGGAAACGTTTTATGACATGAAACTGCGGAAAGAGGGTGAAATCGTGGCGGCCGGAATTGATCTGGCCGCCGTTTATCCCTCTTTTTTCCGCAAACCGCAGACGGGTGAGGAGAAACTTGCCGCAGCAGGCATTGTTGCGGATTACGAAACAGCGTTAAAAAAGGAAAAGCAGAAAAAGGCAGATACGGCAGGCTTTACGTTTAAGGTTAAGGCGGAAACGTTTTTTAAGACCTTGAGAAAAACGGGCGATCTGGTTAAATCGGCCGAAAGGCTGGATTTGATGTATCCGGCGTATTTTGCTCTGATTGGGGTGGACGCAGCGACAGATGGCGGTATTAGTGCTCAGGCCGTGGCGGCAGATGGCGGTATTAGCGGTCAGGCCACGGCAGCAGATGACGGTGATGAAGCCGGTATTGCCAATGCAGGGGCGGAAGCCGAGGTTATCGGGGAAATTTTGACAGCAGCGGCAGAAGCCGGCATTGCCATTGATACGGTAAGCGATGAAGCCGAAGCGGGAAAAAATCCGGATGCAGACGAGCCCGGAACTTTGGAAACAGCCGAAGTAATTGCAGATATGCCGGAAGAGGCAGGCGCCAAGATTGCCGGGAGTGCGGAAAATCAGGCGGCGGTACAGGAAAATGAAGTCGTACCGCAGCAGGAGGACCAGGCAAACGGCAAAACGGCGGGTAGTCAGAAGGCAAACGGCAAAGCGGCGGGCAGTCAGAAGGTAAACGGCAAAACGGCAAAGAGTGCCTGATAAAAATTGCCGGACAGGAAGAAAACAGCCGCAGAGTTGTCTGCGGCTGTTTTTTGAAGAAGGAGATGACATGGAAGCAGACATAAACATTATAAACCGGGCGTTGATAAAATTAGGCGAACCGCCGCTTTCAAGCACAAACCAGCAGCCGGCGGGGCCGAAACTTGAGATTATTTACAACGATTGTGTTGAGAGTTTGATATCGCTTTATCCGTGGAGCTTTGCTACGAGAAGGGAGTATTTGGCGGAAGTTCCGGTGGAAATTCCCGGAAGCCGGTTTAACCATGCATATCGTCTACCGGCGGATTTGTTGGTTTTGCTGCAGGTGTATGAGCACTTTAAAGCGCCGAATTTCAGCGACTGCATTATGCTTTCGGACAAGCGTTATGACGTGGAAGGGGAATTTCTGGTATGCGACACGGACGGACCGTTGTTTATCCGGTATGTGCGGCGGGCGGAGAAAGCGTCGTTGTTTCCCAAAACCTTCAGGGAAGCCCTGATTTGCATGATAGCGGCCGAGTATGCGCCGACGCTGCATAAAAAACAGGCAGATTTGGAAAGGATTGACCGGATGTTTTTGCGTTGGATAGAAAAGGCCAGAGAAAACGAAGAAATAAGCGAAGATGCGGAAACGATACCCGACGCGTCGTGGGTGGCGGTCAGGGAACTGTGGTGAGCAGCTCCGGTGCGATGTGGCTGACAGTTTGCCGGAAGCGGTCAGGGATTTGTGATGAATGGTTTCGGTGCAGATATGGCGGGGCGGGTTACCGGGGGGGGGCAGGGATTTGTGGTGAATGGCTCCGGCGTAAATATGGCGGGCGGTTTGCCGGAAGCGGTCAGGGAGCCGCGGCAGACGGTGCCGGGGACGAAATTGGTTTGGGCAGGGATAAAGGTTTAAAGCAATGGTAATGAAGCCGGGATTGATAAATTTTAACGGCGGGGGAGTGTCGCCAAAACTGGAAGGGCGTGTTGACTGGGCGAAGTACTCTTCTTCGGCACGCGTTTGTCGCAATTTTATTCCTCTGGTTGAAGGCGTATTGAAACGCCGCAGCGGCAGCCATTTTGTGGCGCTGGCCAAAGGGGTGGTTAAGGCAGCATTTAAATTTGTGGTTGCGACTGGTGCTGAAGGGGATGTGCCGGCTTTGTCTGTCGGCGGCAAAACGGCGGAACTTGCGAAAAGAGAGGGTGAAGCGGTATGGGAAACAGATTTGATGACATATCTGGAGGGGGAGACGGTTGTCTATACGGCCTCCTGCAACGGCTATGTTACAAAAACAGGAGCGATTGCGGTTGCCGCCGGGCAGGAAGACGTCAATATTGTTTTGGCAAAACCGTCGGAGAATGACGTAACGATAAAAATTGTTGTTTTTGCCGATGATGTGGCGGTCAGATTGAATGATGTGGAAAGAAGAGAATTTACCGGAAAGAACGGCGACGCAGTTACCTGGATTATAAGTTACGGCGGCGCATCTGCCAGCGGCAGCATAATACTGACGGAGAACCGGACTTATTTTGCCTTTATGAAAAACGAAGAAGTGTGCCTTTCGGCTGATGAAATCGTATTGACGACGGCGCCTGCTTCCGGAACGCTGTATTTGCCGGATTGTAGAATCCGCATTGTCGGCGTTGGCGGCGGAGGCGGCGCTTATGAAATGGCGGTGGTGGCGGATTTGTACTATTCCGGCGGCAGCGGGGCAGGAATTGACGCAGTGCTTTCCGTTTCGGCGGGAAGTTATGCTTATGGCTGCGGCAAGCTCGGAATTAACATTGACCCGAATATTGCCCTGACTTCGGAGCCGGGAGGGGCAACATATCTTAAAAAAGGAGGAGACATTATTGTTCAGGCCGGGGGCGGCGGTGCCGGGCATATCGTCAACGGCGACTGGTGGTATGGCGGAGAGGGCGGCAGCTATGTTCTGGCGGATGATTTTCTGCATAAGCTCAACTGGGCTAAAAACGGCAATGCCTGCACGGCCGGGCGCGTAAATAACGGGGGAAGCTATTTGGCCGGCGTGTCGGTATATAACGGTTACGGCTGGGGTACCGGCTACCGCGGTACGGATGCAGATTTTTCGTACGAGGCGGGGACACAGGGATTTTTATCCATAAGCTTTGCGGGAGAATAGAAAATGTTGGTTAATTTTACTGTTTCGGATGAGTTGAGTTTTGTGATTAAATTCGGCGACCGGCATATTCGTTTTTTTGCCGATCACGGGGTTTTGCTTAACGCGTCGGGAAGTCCTTACGAAATTGCTTCGCCGTACGGGGCGGCGGATTTGAGCCGGATTAAGACCATACAAAACGGGGACTATTTATATTTGTTTCATCCGAAATATCCGATAAAGACTTTGGGACGCTATGGCAATACGGACTGGCGGCTGGAAGATTTTGAATTGAAAAACGGTCCGTGGGAAAGCGTCAACACTTCAGAAAACGCATTAAAAATAAGCGCGGTTACCGGGGATATTACCATTACCGCCGATACGGCCTTGTTTGCGGCAACCGATGTCGGGCGTCTGGTGCGCATTACCAACCTGAACGACGACTGTAAGGCCTGGCAGGCGGAAACTGATATTGGCGAAGGCGATGTGGTGGCCTCTGACGGCAAATATTATAAGGCATTGGCGGCGGGCAAGACCGGTACGGTCAAGCCGGTGCACAGCGAAGGAAGCAAGTCGGACGGGAAAATCACCTTTAGGTATCTGCATGCCGGATATGGCGTGGCCAAAATTACCGGATATACCGGCCCGACCGTTGTTTCGGCAAGAGTTGTGGATGAATTTCCCGAAGAGCTGGTTGCAAATTCGTAGGCTTATTGGGAGCTGGGGCTGGTGCATTCCGGGCGCGATTATCCGGTTGCAGGCGAATTTTATAAAAACCGGTTTCATTTTTTAATCAATAACAAAGGGCTGCCGTATGTCTGCCACTCGTGTTCGGGCGATTATAACAATTTTGCCGACAAAGAGCACGGGGAAATCTTGGCGACGTCGGCCTTTACGACAATGGTGGTCGGACAGGAATACAACGAAGGGCGCTGGCTTTGCGCCAGTGCAAACGTGTTGTTTGTCGGTACCAGTTCCGGAGAATATTATATTGCTCCGGCAACGACAAGCGAAGCGTTTGGCCCGGAAAATTCAGACATCAGCAATATATCGTCGTACGGTTCGCCGGACATAACGCCGGTAAAAATCGGCGGGCATGTCATTTTTGCCAGCAATGACAGGACGACTTTGCGGGATATGGTTTATTCGTACGCAACGGATTCGTATGATCCGGCGGATATTTCAATTTATTACCGGCATTTGCTGACTTCAAAGATTACGGGAATGGTTTATCAGGAAAATCCCGATAAGATTTTATGGCTGACGGTTGGCGACGGACGGCTTATCGGCGTTACGTTCAGCGCCGAACAGGAAGTCAATGCTGCGCACCAGCACACTCTCGGCGGGAAAGTCCTGAGCGCTGCGGTTTGCGCCGCCCCGATTGGTTCCGGCGATGATTTGTGGATGGAGATAAGCCGCAGCGCCGGCGGAGAAACCATTGAAAGCGTAGAATGGATGGGCAGCGGCGAAGTCGGGGAATATCCTGACAGCGTTAATGGCATAACCGATTTGGACGAACACGAAGAGAGCGAAGCCCGGTCTGACCTGGAACGGGCTTTTTTTATGGACGGCGGGCTTGAAGCCGAGCGCGAAGTATTTTTGGACGGTTCGCTGAAACTGGCGGGGAGCCTCAAGAAGCTTGAAGTATCCAGAGACGGGGGCGAATATGAAAAACTGGATGTTTCGGGAAATACTGCGGCAATTTACGTTCATTACTACAACAATCGCAAACTCTCCGTGCATTTAGAGAATATCCGCGGCGGACACTATGAACTGACTTTTCCCGAAGCGATGGTCGGGTGCAAGGTACACCGGCAGGAACTTAACGCTGCCGGACAGGTTCTGCTTAATGCCTGGGACACCATTCCGGCAAACGGGAAAATTTACCGTTTTGACTGCCAAAATGCTGATGAGGCGGTGGCGGGGCAGGAACTGCTATATACGGCGGATGTTTACCTTTATATCAGCAATTTTCATAAAGAGAGAAAAAGGATAAGCATTGGCGGTCTTGAACATCTGGAAGGGAGAGAAGTTGCCATTCAGGCAGACGGCGCGGAAGAAGAAAGGCAGATTGTGAAAAACGGCAGTATTAAAATCTGGGATACGGTCCGCCGGGTTAAGGCCGGGCTGCCGGTGGACAGCGTATACATGCCGCTGCCGATTGTTGTCAACAGCGAGGAAGGAAGCGGTTTCGGCGATGTGCAGCGGCTGTCTAAGCTGTTGATGATGCTGTATCGGAGCGGCGGCGGCCAAGTGGGCGGAATATCAGGGGAAAAGGTGCCGGTATTGTACCGAAAAGCCGATGGCAGAACCGGGCAGCCGGTACCGTTGTTTTCCGGAAACAAGCTTATTGAATGGCCGGACAGGTCTTCATTAGTAGAAGAGCGCGGCGCCCGAATCGTTATTGCCAATGATTCGGTCTTTCCGATGAATATTATGGCAATATGTCCGTATATGGAGGCGTTATGATAGTTCGAGAATTTCGGCGGGAGGATATAAACCGGCTGGAACCGCAGCCGGAACAGAAACATGAATACGAACTGTGCCGGAATGTGGATTTTAAGTATACGGTGGAGGCAGGTGGCAACATCCTTGCCGTTTTGGCATATTTTGAATGGGGAAGCGGCGAATATGTCGTTTGTTCCCTGATATCCGGACGCGCGGGAAAATATATGCTGCAGCTGGTTCGGCAGCTGCGCTGTCTGATTGCCGAAAAGGCGGAAGAATGCGGCGCTCAAAAAATTTATATGAGCGTGCTGGACGGATTTGCAGCCGGAGAAAGGCTTGCCCGGATATTAGGTTTTGCCTGGATTGACAGGTTGCCGGCGTATTATTTGGGCAAAGACTATAATTTATATCGGAGGAATATGAAATGAGCGGGATGGAAATTGCGCTGCTAGCGGCGGCGATGGCGACGACAAAGGTTATTGAAGGCGTGAGCGCTTATCAGCAGGGGAAGGCGGAAAAGCAGGCATATGATGCAAATGCGGAAATTTTGCGCAACAACGCGGCAAGAAAAAGGCTGGAAACGTCTTTAAACGAGGATATTGCCCGGTCGGATGCACGGCGCAGCCTGGCAAGGCTGGAAGCGAATGCGGCGGAAAACGGACAGATTGACAGTCCGACCACAACCGGGCTTTTGGGGCAGGCGGCGGCGGATGAAGAACAGAATATCCTTAATATGCGCTATGCCGGCATGAGCGAAGCCGAAAACTATGATAATCAGGCCAGATTGCAGAATTATTACGGCAAACAGGCGGCGGCAAACGGCAGAAACGCATTTAAGATGTCATTTCTGACCGGAGGGGTTAAGGGGTTGTCTACATATTACGGCATGAAATAAGGAGAAAGCAATGGCGGTAAAATCAGACGTCAGGAGAAATTTAATCGGATCGCAGATGACACAGGCGAATGTCCGGAACCTGTGGCGGCCGGTGGTGCCTGAAGAGACGGCGGAAGCTTTGCAGGAAACGGCAGGCGTGATAGCGCAACAGCATAAGGAGCAGGAAAAAATTGCCTTCGAACGGCTGTCTCTGGAGGCGGCAAAAATGCAGCAGGAGGAGCTGGAGCAGATAAGGATGGCGGAAACGGCCGATGTAATCCCGGGGCTGGAAGCTGATTTTCAGAACAGGGTTAAGCAGCAGTTTGCGGCGGATAAGTGGGGCAAAAAGTGGCTGGAAAAACGCGGCGACGTCTTTTTTTCCGGCAACAGCGTTGATGTGGCGCGGGCCAGGGCTGCCAAAGAAGAGGAACTGACGATTTTGGAAACCGATAAGGTTCTGAAGTCGTTTGCCGACGAAGCAGCGCTGGGAACGCCGGACAAGGCAGCTTATTATCTGGCTAAAGCCGGAAGTTTTGTTGACAATATGGCGCTGACTCCGGAGCAGAAACGCCAGGCTATGGACAATTATAATAAGTTGTGGGTTACGGGAATGGTGGAGCATAACACGGCCAATGCGGTCGGCGTTTTAGCCGGGGATATGCCCATTGCGGGAATTTCCGACATTGAGCGCGCCGGATATCTGGAGCGGGCAAGAGGAATACTGGACGCAAGGGCAGCCGAGGCGAGGGCTGCGGAAAAGCGAGCAAATGAGAAGCTGAAACTGACAAACGCGATGAAAATTGCCGAGCTGGATGTAGCCCTGACCAACGGAAAGGCAGGCGTTGATGATATTGAAAAGGCGAAAGCTGACGGCATATACGATTTGCAACCGTCGGCATATGCTAAATCGTATCAATATTTAAATAAGGCAGATGGCAAGTTAAGCGATGCGGAAACGTTGAAACGGGTGCAGGGTGAAGTTCTGGCAGGCTCGGCGACGCGGGAAAGCATTATCCAGGCTCAATATGACGGTTTATTGACACGGGGAGATGCCGAGAATTTTATTGAAGACTTAGGCCGTCTGCACCCGGAAAAGAAGGAAACGGCAGAAAACCGGTATGATGAAGAAATACGGGAGCTTAGGAACGAATATAATCAGGGGCGGCTCACCAGAGAAGCCCTGAATAACAGGTTGAACGCTGATGAAATATCTTATAAAGCCTATGAAGAAGCTGACGGCTGGTTTGCGGCGGATGATAAAATGGAAAAAGAGGCCTCGGTTGCCGCCGAAAAAACAGCGGCAGCGAAGCGGGAAGACGATGCAAATCGGGGAATAGTCGGCGATATACTGGCTTATAAGCTTAACAGCAGCGCCGTTATAAACCAAAAATATGCGGATGGCGAGTTTTCGCAGGAAGTACGCGACGATGCGCTGCAAACGTTGGATCGGCGAAAAAGCGAAGATAAGGCGCGACTGGCGGAATATAAGAATTTTTCTGACGAACAGACGGAGAAGGCACTTATAACTCTTATCGATGAGGGCAAAATAACAATACAGGAACAGCTCAATGCCTATCGCAATGACAAAGAAAATCCGATATCAAAACCGGTTTGGCAGGCGGCTTCGGCTTATTTGAAGGAGTATAATGCCCGAAAATCAGCGGAAGCGGCGGAAACGGAGAAAGTAAGCCAACGCGAAAAGGAAAAAGACGAACTGAAAGCATATTATGCTGACAGTTATGCGATTGACAGTGGCGTCATAATCACGGAACGGGAGATAGACGATAATGTATTGAACGGCAGGTATGGCGAGGCGCGCGGCAAAGAGCTGAAGGAACGTCTTAACAAGAAAAAGGCGGCAGACGGAACGTTGCCGGAGGGAAAAAAGGCCGAGATGGTTTTGACGTTGTATGACGATTTGCAGAATCTGTCTGCTCCAGGGACGACAATTGAGGATTTTGAACGGCTGAACAACAAAATTATTGATTATATGGACAGTAAAATTTTGCCAAAAGCCGAGGGCGAAAAGATGTTAAACACATTTTCTTTGGCGTATATGGGCAAATACCAAGAAGATTTGGAACAGTATGGCGAAACGCGCCTGCTCACGGCAGACGAAGGCTTTCCGGCTTTAAACAGCTGGATGGAAGATACTTTCGGCAGGGAGCCGAGGAAGGCTGATTATAACAAAACGGCGGAACAGCGGGCGGAGTATGATGCAATTATGGGTGCGCGGGCAAGGAATGCCGTTGCCGTTTATCAGCTGTATGCCGATGCGTTGGATATTGTGGCCAAAGAGAACAATTTGGACAGTGCCGCCGATATTGTCGCATTGGACAACAAAGTATTAAGAAGCCGGATTTATGGGGCGGCAGTGGAACTGACCAAAAGAACATGGGCGAAAAACCGGTACCGGAGTTTGGAAAATCAGGCGGTTAATCCGACGGCGGTCTTATCCGGCTGCGACGGTCTTGTGCGCATATCTGCCGAAAGAGGCATTGCCGGCGAAGCAGGGGCATCCGGCGGGCAGAAGCTTAATGAAGAGAGGGTAATAGGAACCGCTTATGACCCGGTTACCGGAAGATATGGTCTGCAATTTTCTAACGGCGAAATCCGGGAGGTTTCCCGTGATGTATATCAACAATATGGAGGTAGTTACTAATGGCTTGGGCAGTTGAACCGCTAAAGAATGAGAATATGGCAAATTGGCAGATAGAGCCGGCGAGGGTGGCGGAACAGACGGTGTTGGACGATGACACGGGGCAGATTTACTGGGCGCCGGTAACTTTTGACGAGCAGGATATCCGTTTCGCCATTGCGACACAGGTCAATAAGGAGCCGAAACACGATTTTATCGGCAAAGTTAAATATGCGGCGGGTGAGGCGTGGAATTGGGCGGAAAAGTTTGCTGACCGGGTGGAAGGCGGCTTTCAGAGTGCGGAGCGCGGTGCGGTGGGGCTGGCCGGTCAGGCGCTGGATACCTTTTTGCATGCGTCGTTGTCTGTTCCGGCACGCGTTGAGCAGATTGAAAAATACAAAAACGGGGATTTTTCCGACTGGGACGCCAGTTTGAACGGGCGGGTAACCGATGAAGACATTGCAAAAGAGACTGATCCGACGATAAAAGCGGCGATGCAGTTCAGGAAGGACCGGCAGGACGCCCTTATGGCCAAAGCGGAGGAACGGCTGGAACAGCGCCAGCGCATTCGCCGCAAGCTCGATGCCAGTATCAGGAAATGGCAGGAAGTTCTGCGTCCGGAAGCGGAAATGAACAATTATGACCGGTTTATGGAAGCGATGGGCAGCGGCACGGCGTCCTTGGCATTATCGGTTGCAACGCTGGCGGCAACCAAAAATCCGCAGGTGGCGGCGGGGATTATGGCCGGCACTTTCGGTCGGATGCGCTATACGGACGTTTTTGACAAGTCCGTGGAAAAAGGGCTGGACTATGCGACGGCCGATGATTATGCGACGATTGCCGGAACGATTGAGGGCGGAATTGAACTGGCTCTTGAACCGTTTTTGTACGGCGTGGCGAATTTGCGCCCGGTTCGGAAAATTACCGACGAGATGATTGGCGGCGCGGTGGCACGGCTGAACGCGACGGCAGCGGGAAAATCCGCCGCAAGAAAGATTGTCAGCAAGCACAGGCAGAGCGTCGGAAAGCAGAGTTTGAAAGCGGCAGCGATAGAGGGAAGCGAGGAAGCGCTGCAGGAAGCCGGCGGCGCTTATTTTGAAAACTATACGGGGCTGGAAAACACGCCGCAGGAGGAAATTATGGCCAGAACCCTGCTATCGTTTGCTGTGGGCGGGTTGACGGGTGCAGGGGCAGCGGTTATGGGGACATCGGCTTATAATCGCGAGGCAGCGGCAACCAACGAACGGATTAAACAGAGCCTGGCGCAGGCGTATCCGGAACTGACGACGGAGGAAAAACAGAAGACGGCGGATGCGCTGCAGGAAATCTTTTACCAAGACGGCGAAGGACGGATGCTAAATAAGCTGGAGTTGCTTGCCGACAAGGAAAACGATCCGGACACGCTGGAAAGCGGAAAGCACGAAATTTCCGGGGATATGCGTTCCATCTTAAAAAAACGCTATCAGATGAGCGATGAAGAAATTGACCGGACGGCGGAAATTGCGGTGGCGTCCATTGATCTGCGCAACCAGTTTAACGAGGCACAGACGGCGTTTTATGACGAGTTGGTTGAAATCGGGACAAATCCCAATGTTGCGGAACCTTTTTCCCGCCTGATGGCAGCGCGTGCCAGTGCGGTGGCCATGAACGAAAAGAAGACGGTTAAAGACGTTTTAGAGCGCTGGAACCTGAAATTTGAGCGAAAAACCCGTCCGATTGACTATAACGCGCTGCTTGATGATGAGATTTTATTTCAGTCGGAAGCTTACGATATTCAAGGCAAAGCCGATATATATACGCCGGAGTTTAAGGCTTGGAGCGGTGGAAGTGATGTTGTCGCGCCAGAACAGGCAAAAAGCTATAATTTTGAAACGGGTAAAGCCGTAACTGTCGAGGCTTTTCATGGCACAAAAACAAAAGGAATTGAAGTATTTGAGTATAACAAGAACAGACAGACTGGAACGGATTATGGAGAGGCATATTACGCAACAACGGATTATGATAAAGCATCTGGATATGCTTACAATCAACTGAAAGATAAAAGAGTTATAGATATTGATAACCGCCATAATGCTCTTAAAAAAGAAATAACTGAAATAATGTTAAAAGAGGGAAAAAATGAAAAAACAGATCAGCTAATGGCAGAGTTTTCCGAACTTTCTGATAGAAAATATAATATAGTGCAAGCTGGTACAGCTGAGGATTCCGACGGGGCGATTATGCCAATTTATATGAATTTTAGGAATCCTTTAGTTGTAGATGCTGATAATAAATTTTATTTTCAGGTCTATAATGAGTATTTTCAGAAAGCACGTTCAAAAGGTCATGATGGAATAATTGTTAAAAATGTAATAGATAATCCTCGCGGAGAGCAAAGGGCTATTGATGTTTTTATAGTTTTTTCTCCCAACCAGATAAAGTCCGTATATAACCGCGGGGCATTTGACCAAAATAATGACAATATTTATTATCAGGGTGGAGAGAGGCAAAATGACTTAATTAAACGAACGGATAAAGGCAAATATTTAACTGATGATGAAGTATTGGCGGTTGATAAAGATGCGAAGGATTTTGCAATAAAAATTGCGGCTTTGGAAAAAGGAGAACTGCCTAAACGAGAACAATTGATAGTTTTAAATAGACTTCCTTCTGCGTATAACGATATAAAGGAGCTTAAAGGAAGAAAACTGCTTATTACACAGGATGTTTATAAAAAAATTATTGATATTCCTAATAAGTTTAACAAAAATCATAGTGTAGCGCGAAATAGAGCAGTTAAACTTCCTGAATTAGCGGCAGATCCTAATTATATTTTACAATCAAAAGCAAAAGACCATGAAAATAGATTTGTCATTGTTACAAAATCTAGGGGTAAACGGCCTGGAGAACGTTTGTCAATTATAGTTCAACCGGGTCAAAACGCGGCAGTCGTTTCTGGATATGATGAGAATATAAATATAAGTGAAGAAAAAAAAGCAGGAAGAGTTTTATTTGATAAGAAAAAAGAGTTGGAAACAAAGAGTACAACTCTAAACGTTGTGGATGATTCCAACTCTTACGCATCTAATATAGCATCAAAAGAAGAAAATGTCAATAGTTCTTTGCGTCAGGGGGCGCCGGAAAATGCGCGCGGGGCGTATGATGCGGCAAAGCGGCTGATTACGCTGTTTGAGGGGGCGGATCCTTCGACGCTTGTCCACGAGGCGGCGCACTTTTTCCTGGATGATATGCGGCGTTTTGCTGACAATGCAACGACGGCAGAGGAGCTGCAGGCAATTTACCGTTATGTCGGGAGTACGGACGGGGTATTGACGACCGAGCAGAACGAGTATTTTGCCCGTTCGTTTGAGGCGTATCTGATGGAAGGAAAGGCACCAAACTCTTTGCTGGGCAGGGTTTTTGAAAAATTTCGCAAATGGCTGCGGGCAATATACAGCCAGATTAAAAACCTTAACGTTAAGCTTGATGATAACATAAGAAAGACGTTTGACGAAATGCTGGGCGGGCGGAGGCTGGATTTTGCCATGCAGATGAGCCGGGAAAGGCTGGCGGAGGACATCAAAGCGGGAAATATAGGACAGGCAGTCATCAATAAAGCCTTGCGGCTGTTGGAAGAAGGAAAAATGTCCAAGGCGGATATGGAAGAGATGATCGGCCGCCTGGAAGACGGGAGGCTTAAAAGAAGCGACATCAAAAAATATCTGGAGCCGTTTACGCAGAGTACGAACCGGCACCACGAAGCGGTTTACGAGCAGGATTATCAGCGTTACCGCCGCCGGTTGGAGAAGGGAAACGTAACTCCGGCGGCTGTCCGCAAAAAGATTGACCGGCTGCTTGAGTGGACCAAGCCGCGGACGCAGAACGGCAAAGTGGTGGGGCGGTTTCCGGACATTAAAGTAAACCGCTTTTTTGATGCGGTACGGGAGAATATTAACCTGAAGCGGGATGAAGCGTTAGCTAAGATTGACGCGAATTTGCAGCGGCTTGATGAAATCACGCAGAAAGGAATGTCTGGCGAAGACGGAAATTTTCGCAATGTATCGGATATTATCTGGGAGAACAAGGTGCTGGCAATTCCGGCCGGGCGTGCCAGTGTCGGTCTGATGGCAGATGTTTACAACGATATTGCGGAAATTTATAATACCGGAAGACTTTCCGAGCGCGTGACAGGTATGGTCAAGCGCGCGTGGCGCGAACGCCTGATTGGCGAAGCGGTGGCGGTTTTGGATCAGGGGCAAGGGACGAACTGGCGCCGGGAAAGTTCAGACCTTGCCAAAAGGATGCGGCGGTTCGGGCTTTCGATGTTTTCGTGGAACGGAATATTGGATGTATTATCCATGTTTGATAAAGGTTCCAAGAGCGGAGAAAGTGCGTTGTCGCGCAATTTGACCGTTTTTAAGGAAGAAAAGAAAATGCGTTACGGCGTTTATGAAGACGGGGAAACCGTTTCGCGCCTGATGGCCGGGGCGTTGGGGAGCGCTGAGAACGGCGGTATTTCGGTCAACCGTTATATCAACAAGGTTTTACCGGAGAAGTTTACGATTGAGTGGGGCTCCAACGCCAAACGTTTTAGCAAAGACCAGTTGCTGGATATTTACATGAAAGCAAAGGATCCGGAAACGCGCGAGATTATGGTAAACGATGACGTTTTGCAGTTTAATGAAGAGTTCTTTTCCCGGGTGGACGAGCATTTGAGCGAACAGGACAAAGCGGTGGCCGAGGCATTGTTTCAGTTTTATGAAGAAACGTATGACAAATTGAACCGGTTTTATGAGGAGCATTACGGCATCAGCCTCGGACATCGGGAATTTTATTCGCCGCGTTCAATGGACAAGGGCGGAATTGACGTGGTTTCGGGGGATTTGCGGAGTTATGCCGGATTGTCGGCAATCAAAAAGCGGACGGCGAAAGGCGGACAGATAAAAATCAAGGGTGCGTTTAACGTGCTGCAGAACTACATCAACAATTCCAACCACTTTATCGCATTTGCCGACAAACTTCAGGATATTAACGCCGTTTTGGGTGATGCGGAGGTTAAAAACCGTATCCGGAACGTGTTCGGGGAAAAGATGAACGAGAAAATCGCTTATGAGATTTCGCGTTTTGCCAGCAATGACAAGGTTTATGTGCAAGGTATCAACGGCATTATGTCCAAGCTGCGCGCCAATTATGCAGTTTCAGTGCTGGGGTTGAAACCGTCGCTGGCGATTAAGCAGCTGACGGGGTTTCCGGCGTATTGGGAAAACGTGCCGACCAAAGACTTTTTGGAAGGGCTGGCCGATTTTGCCCGGCATCCGAAGCAGGCGATTGAAACACTGGGCAATTCGCAGTACATGAAAACCCGCGGCACGAACATTATCAAGGATTTTGAAGAGGTTTCTAAGTCGGAAATGTTAAAAAACCTGGGAACCAAAATCGGTTTGCGGGAATTTCTGATGCTGAACATCCAACTTGGCGACCGCGGGTCGATTTATATGGGCGGCTGGGCGCTTTATAAATATATGCTGAAGAAGACAGGAGATCCGGCGCAGGCAATGGCGGAATTTGAGCGGATTACCAACGAAACGCAGCAATCGAGCTATATGAGCGAGCAATCAGCCTGGCAGTCCAATCCTTTCGGTAACTGGTTTACGATGTTTCAAAGCTCGCAGAACCAGTATTTACGCAAAGAGCTGACCGCGCTGCGCGGGCTGGCGACCAAGCGAATGGACTGGGATAAGGCGATGAAAACGCTGTTTATTTACCATTTTCTGCTGCCGATGTTTTTCCAGTTTGTTTCCGATGGCTTCCGCTGGGACAAGGACGCGCAGCTGCGAGCCGCGGTGCTTGGGTCGCTGAACGGTGCGTTTGTTTTGGGTAAGGTTATGGAGAGAATGGTTGATTGGGCGATTACCGGAACGTTGAATTATAAACTGGGGATAAAGGAATTGTTTCCGCCGGTATCAGTTTTGGAAAACGGAGCGAAATTTTTATCAGATTCGGTAAAATATGCGGTGGATGATATTTCGCTGGAAGATTATATGGACGCGCTGCGGGGGGCGGTCAGAACCGCGGGCGAGGCAACCGGACTTCCGCTCAAGTACCCGATGGACGTGGCGGCGGCAAGCGGCGATTATCTGGATGAAGAGGAATACGGCAAGGCCGTGCTGCTGTGGTTGGGCTGGTCGCCGTATGCTCTGCGGGATTTGGAGGAATAAAAAAAGCGAATGAGGTTTAATTATTATTTAATGATTTATATTTTAGCTATATATTTATAGGTTGACAATAATACTTTTTGTATTACATATTGTTAACGGAATGTTAACCTTTTAAAAGGCTAAAGAAATGAGTTTATTTGATGTTAAGGTTAGTGATTTACCTTCGAAGATTGAATATAAGTGTTTATTAAATGCAATAATAGAAGTTCGTTTTTCCTCAACGAAACCGGCTGAGATGATAGTATGGCCTTTATATGAAGCACTAAAGGATCAATTTAAGGTGCCTGAAATTACGTCAATAGGAAGAGTCCCTAGAGAGGTTAGAAATAATTTAGATTTAAAAGAACAGATTTTATATACAATGACTAGTAATGATCGTTTATATACAGTAGGAGTTGGTGATGGAATATTTCAAATGAATTTAGGTAATTTTAACTATAGTACTTGGGATAATTTTGTGAAGCAGTTCCAAATAGTAAATGATATAATTCAGAAGGATATTAATAAAGTTACTAGGGTTGGAGTTCGGTATATAAATATTTTTAATGCACCTGATTCGAATGTCAAGAATTTTACATTTGATTGTAAGC